CGGTGTGTTAGACGGATTCCAAGCCGTTGAAGGTGGGTTAGGTTTAATCGGAGTAGAAGGCGAAGCGGTTCAAGAAGCAATGGTTCGCGTTCAAAGCGCTATGGCTTTTTCGCAAGGTTTACAAGGGGTATTAGAGGCGCGGGATTCCTTTAAGCAATTCGGTACGGTAATTAAAGACGTAGTAGCGGGATTATTCAAAAAGAACGCTGCAACGGCAGCGGGTGCAGCCGTAGATAAAGCCAATGTAGCCACTACGGTAGCGCAGGGGGTTGCTTCAACGGGGTTAGCCACGGCTCAAACGGGGGTGGCCGCTTCAACAGGGGTAGCAAGTAATGCGATGAAATTATTTAGGGTTGCTTTGATTTCTACGGGTATCGGTGCAATCGTTGTAGCGGTTGGGTTACTTATTGCCAACTTTGACAAGGTAACTGCAGCCGTAATGTATGCGCGTGAACGCTTTGAAAAATTAGGTACGGGCGTTAAAATAGTTCTTGCTATTTTGTTTCCTTTTGTGGGTATTATTTACGGAATAACCAAAGCGCTCGAAGCTATGGGGGTTATTGACGATGTAAAGACGGCTAAACTCAAAAAGAACGCAGAAGCACACACGGAATCGGTTATTAAAAGCGCGGATAAACGAGCGAATGCAATTAAAAAAGAACAAACGCAAAACGATAAAAAAGCACAAAGGGAAATAGATTTAGCAAAAGCGCAAGGTAAGGCTACTTACGAAATGGAATTATCCAAAGCAAAATCACACCTTGCAAGCGGTCGCGTTTACTTAGAAGTTCAAAAGTCCAAAATGAAGGCAATAAAAGCCGAAATGGATTTACTACTAGAAACCGAAGACAAGGATTCCGATAGATACAAGGAGTTGAAAAAACGAACGGAAGCCATTCGCAAGATAATGGACGAAACCTACAAAGACAACGTAGATACAAAACACTCCATTGAAATAATGGAAGCCGAACACCAAAAGGAAATGGCGGATAAGGCTAAGCAAGGAGCGGATAATGCAAAGCAAACCGCAGAACAAAACCGCAAAACATACATAGACAACTTAAAAAAACAAAACGACGACCAAGCTAAATTAGAAGAAGAAGCGGAAAACCAAAAACTTGCGTTAATGCAAGACGGAATAGACAAAGAAAAAGCACTTCGACAAGACGCGTTTAACGATTACCGCGACAACTTCTTAAAGGAACGTACACAGGAAGAACAAGCCGCGTTAGATAAGCAATACCAAGACGGAAAAATAAGCCGTGAGGAATACAATAAACAAGTAGAAGAATTACGCTTAAACGCTGAATCTAAACTAACGGAACAAGAACGACAAATACTTGTAAACGCTAAAGACCTTTTGAATAAAGATTTATTAGCAATAGACGAAAAGCACCAAGCCGAAGTTAAAAAACGTACCGAGGATTTTCAAAAGAAAATGCAAGAAGACGAAAAGAAACGGCGGTTAGATTTCGATATGCAAATAGAGCAGTTACAAGAACAAAACTACCAACAAAGTTTAACCGAGCAACAACGTGAACTTTATTTACTAGACGAAAAGTACGCGGAAATGGAGCAAATGGCAAAAGGTAACGCGGACGCAGAAAAGACCATAGCCGAAGCCAAAGGGCGCGAACTAGACGCGATAAACAAAAAGTACGATGAAGAAGACAAAGCGCGAAGGGAAGCGAGTATTCAACGTAACGCGGATTTTGCTAAACAAGGGTTATCGATTATTTCCGACCTTACCGAAATGTTTGGTAAAAAAGGAGAAAAACAAGCAAAGAAAGCGTTTCAAATTAAAAAGGCGGCGAGTATATCAAGCGCATTAATAGATACGTTCTTAAGTGCGCGTTCGGCTTATTTATCGCAGTTTACACCCGTTCCCGACCCGAGTAGTCCCGTTCGTGGTGGTATCGCTGCGGGGTTAGCAGTTGCCACGGGATTGGTAGGAGTTGCTAAAATAGCTTCGCAAAAGTTCGAGGGCGGTGGTTCGGCTTCGGGTGGTGGTGGTGGTGGCGCTGAAGGTGGCGGGGGTGGTATGGGTGGCGGTACACAAGCGCCTTCATTCAACGTTGTAGGTAATAACGGACTAAACCAATTAGCTCAACTTCAACAACAACCTACACAAGCCTACGTAGTGAGTGGACAAGTAACCACGGCTCAAAGTTTGGATAGGAATAGAATACAAAACGCAACACTTTAACAATAATTAAATTAATAAGTTATGAGAATCATAGAATTGATTATAGACGAACAAGACGAACAAAGCGGAATAGACGCGGTTAGTGTAGTTCATTCCCCCGCTATTGAAGAAAACTTTATAGCCCTAAATAAACACGAAATCGAACTTAAAGAAGTTGACACCGAAAAGAGAATTCTAATGGGTGCGGCATTAGTTCCTAACAAACAAATTTACCGACGAAACGCAAAGAACGAAGAATACTATATTTATTTCAGTTCGGACACGATTAGAAAAGCAAGTGAATTGTTTTTAATGCGTTCAAATCAAAACAACGCAACTTACGAACACGAGAAAAAGTTAACGGGTTTAAGCGTGGTTGAAAGTTGGATAATCGAAGACGAAGAAAAAGACAAAAGCAAACTATACGGATTCGACCTACCTAAAGGAACTTGGATGATTTCGATGAAAGTTAATAACGAAGAAGTTTGGAACGATGTTAAAGAAGGCAAAGTAAAAGGCTTTTCAATAGAGGGTTATTTTGCTGATAAATTCGAAATGAGCGCGGAAGAAGACGAAGCCACCGAGGTGGTAAACGAACTTAAAAAATTATTAAACATAAAATAAAATGAGTAACTTAAACACAATCCTAAACAAACTAGGGAAAATCGAAGAAATTCACGAAACGAATTTAGGTAAACACGAAGTGGAATTAGCAAGTTTTGCAGATGTTAAAACACAACTTGATAGAGCCGAAAGTGAATATAAAAAAATTCTTGATTATTCAAATAGAATTTACGCTTTAAAACAAGAAGCAAAGAAAAATACGTCTTATGAAAATTTAAACAAAATTATGTCGGAATTAGCATCAGACCAAAAAGATTTTATAACAAAAGTAAAAGCGTTAGGAATTGACGAAACAAAAATTCCACAACCTAAACAATATGAAGACGCTATTAAAAGGGTAACTGCTTTATATAATAAAGGAAAAGAATATAGCTTAGATTTTCAAAAATAAACTTTAATGGCTAAACAAACAAGCGTAACTACTCACACTCGCAAACCAAAAGTAAAACGTCCTAACGTCCACGCGAAAAGTAAAACGAGCAAACTAAAAACGAGTAAGAATTACGTTAAACTAAATAAAGGTCAAGGATGAACGAAAACGGAAACAAACCACGAGCAGCACGAACAAGTGGAAAAAGAGCGTGTTTATGTAAAGACGGAAAATACCGCCTTAAGTGTTGTACGGGCGAACTACAAAACCAAGGGATAGGAAGCGATGTAACACCACCGCAACCCGTGCCACCCGCACCGAATTGGAATCCACTACCATAAAAATGCAACAAACAAAAATTAAATAAGTTATTAGATTATGAAAAACATTTTAGACAAAATCAATAAGGCTCACGAAGTTGAAGCAACTAAGTTAGCAAAACACGAAGTAGAATTAGCGATAGTTCAAGACATTATAAAATTATTTTCCGATGGTCAAAATTTAGCTTCTACTGCGGGTTCAATGGTAGATAGTTCAGCGGTAAAATTTGCTGATGCGTTAAAACCATTAGAACAAGCAAAGAAATTAATTGAAAAAGTTTTAGTAGATGCAAAATCTTTAGGTGTTGAAATTCCTAAAGAAACGTTAACTATTTTTAATAAAGTAGATGAATTTATTAAGTATTCTAAAAACTCAATTAATACATTAAATAAAATATAAAATGAAAAATAGCACACTATTAGAAAAAATCAAGGCTTTGCTATCTAACGAAATTAAGTTAGAACAAATGCTTATGGGCGATGGAGTTACCAAAATCGAAGCGGATATGTTCGAAGCGGGTAAAGAAGTATTCGTTGTAACTGAAGACGAACAAAAAATTGCCGTTCCCGTTGGAGAATACGAATTAGAAGACGGAAGAATTCTTGTTATCGTTGAAGAAGGAATTATTTCCGAAATCAAAGAAAAGGTAGAAGAAGTTGAAGAAGAGGAAGTAAAAGAGGAAACTACCGAAGCAATGCCCGAGGAAGAAATGAGCGCACCCGTATCTACTCCAAAGAAAACTATCGAATCCATAGTTAAAGAAACGTTCTTTAGCGAAATGGAAAAACTTAAAGAAGAAAATGAAGCGTTAAAAGCAGAATTGGCTAAACTTTCAAAAGTTGACGTAGTTGCAACTGAAGCAACCGAACTTAGCGAAATACCTACCCCAATTTCTTTTAACCCCGAAAACGAAGCTAAAACCGAGTTTACTAAAATCGGGAAAAAAGCACCACGCGGAATAATGGATTCCGTACTAGAAAAAATTAATAAATAATTAAAAACAAGAAAAAATGCCAAATCCAAACATTACAACTACTTACGCAGGCCAATGGGCAGGTAAGTACGTTTCTGCGGCTTTATTAAGCGCACCAACTATCGAAGGTGGCGGGGTTACCGTTATGCCTAACATTAAATTCAAAAGCGTTATCCAACGTTTAGAAACAACTAACTTTTTACAGGACGCAACGTGCGACTTTAACCCTGCGGGACAAGTTAACTTAACCGAGCGTATCTTAGAAGTTAAAGACTTACAAGTGAATATGACACTTTGTAAAAAAGAGTTCCATTCAACTTGGCAATCTATCGAAATGGGTTATTCTTCATTCGACACTTTACCGAAATCTTTTGCTGATTACCTTATAGCTTATGCCGCTGAAAAAGTAGCAGCCGCTAACGAGGTTTCTATTTGGCAAGGTAACGGAGGTCTTTCAGGTCAATTTGACGGTTTGTTTACAACCGCTCAAGCAGACCCTGCATTACCACCCGCACAAAATATCGCAGGTGGTGTAATCAACGCGGGTAACGTTATTCCCGCTTTGCAATCGGTTTACGATGCTATCCCTGCTTCTTTGTTCGGTAAGCCCGACCTAAAAATCTATGTTGCACAAAACGTTCTTAAGGCGTATGTTGCTGCATTAGGTGGTTTCTCTGCATTGGCTACGTCTAACTCGGGTGTTAACGCTCAGGGTACAATGTGGTATAACAACGGAATGGTAACTTTCAACGGAGTTCCTATCTTTATGGCTAACGGATTACCAACTTCTTCTATGATGGCTACAACTACTTCTAACCTTTACTTTGGTTGTTCTTTATTGAGCGACACGCAAGAAGTTAGAGTAATTGACACTTCTGCTACTTTAGGAGATGACAACGTACGTGTAATTATGCGATACGCTGCGGGTGCGCAATACGGAGTTATTGAAGACATCGTAATTTACGGATAATCAACCTAACCAAAATATAACGGGGTGGTGGATAAAACTACCACCCTTTTTTTTAACATTAAAAAACTAAAATAAAATGAGTTGCGATATATCACACGGTAGATTAGAACCTTGTAAAGACGTAGTAGGTGGATTAAAAAACATCTACGTATTGAATTACGGGCAATATGACGAAACCGATATTACTTACGACACTGCGTTAGGTTACGAAGACGTAATTACGGCTATTACTTTAACCCCTATTGCACCTGCGTTAACTTCGTTTATCTACAAATTCGAATTAAAGGGTACAAACTCCTTCGAAACAACTATTACAAGTTCACGTGAAAACGGAACTACGTTCTTCGAACAAGTATTAAGCGTTCAATTAAAGAAGCAAGACGGAATTACCCACAAACAAATTAAATTATTATCTTACGGACGTCCAAACATTATCGTTGAGACGAACGCGGGACAATACTTTATTGCGGGTCTTTTACGAGGTATGGACGTAACTGCGGGTACTATTTCTAACGGAACTGCGTTAGGCGATATGAACGGTTATTCTTTGACCTTTACGGGACAAGAAGCCGTACCTGCCAACTTCTTGGATTGTACAACTGAAGCGCAATTAGTTGCGTTATTAGGTACTCCGCAAGTAGTTACTAACTAAGAACTTTGTTTCATATGCGTTAAGGGGGTGGAAACACCCCTTTTTTATTGCACAAAAAAACGGATTAATAGTTATTAATATATGATAGTAGTTAAAGAACAATTAACAAGCCAAACGTTTAATTTTATTCCGCGTTATGGTACACCAACAACGTGCGAATTAATTAACGAAAACACGAACGTTCCTGTATCGGTTGCGGGTACGTTTACGGCAGGGGATTACGTTTACCAATTTACAGCTATCTTACCAACTGAAGAAAACCGATTTTATTGGATGGTATTAAAAGACGCGAACGGAGATTTAGTATTAAAGGAACGAATCTTTTGCACTAATCAACCAATAGACACGTTTTCAGTAAATAACGGCGGTTATATTAGTAACCAAACAACTAACGAATTCATAATGTATGAGTAATAACGTCCATATACTTCAACTCGCGGAATACCAACAACCAACTATCCAAGAATCTAAACGCGACGCGTGGGTAGAATTCGGGGAAGATAATAACTACTTCGGGTACTTAATAGATAGGTACACGAAATCCACTACAAACAGCGCGATAATAAATAACGTAAGCCGTTTAATTTACGGCAAAGGTCTTAGCGCCTTAGACGCTTCGCGTAAGCCTAACGAATACGCTCAAATGATGACCTTGTTTAGTGCGGATTGTTTGCGTAAAATGGTATTCGATAGAAAACTATTCGGGCAGTTTGCTATTCAAATTCATTACAACGATAAGCACGATAAAATCTTAAAAGTTTACCATATGCCCGTGAATCTTTTACGTGCGGAAAAATGCAACGATAAAGGCGAAATAACGGGTTATTTTTATTCGGATAATTGGGAAGACGTACGCAAGTTTCCACCTACGCGAATTCCCGCGTTTGGACACTCAAAAGACAAGGTAGAAATAATGTTTGTACGTCCTTACGGAGTTGGGATGAAGTACTATTCCTATCCCGACTACCAAGGTTGTATTCCATATTGCGTTCTTGAAGAAGAGGTATCGGACTATCTAATAAATGAAGTTCAAAACGGATTCAGCGGAACGAAAGTAGTTAACTTTAATAACGGAGTTCCTTCGGAAGAACAGCAAGACCTTATTAGTCAAAAAGTATTATCTAAGTTAACGGGTTCGAAAGGCCAAAAAGTAATTGTAGCCTTTAACCTAAACTCGGAATCTAAAACAACGGTAGACGATATACCATTAAACGATGCGCCCGACCATTACACGTACCTAAGCGAGGAATGCTTAAGAAAAATAATGTTAGGACACAACGTAACAAGTCCGTTACTTTTCGGTATTGCTTCTTCTAACGGGTTTAGCTCAAACGCAGATGAATTGCAAAACTCGTTTATCTTGTTTAACAATATGGTTATTAAGCCATTTCAAGACGAAATGTTAGAAGCGTTCGATAGGATATTAGCATTTAACGGGATAGCCTTAAAACTATTCTTTAGAACGTTAAAACCACTTGAATTTACCGACCTAGAAAACGCAACTACGGAAGAACAAGTAACGGAAGAAACGGGAGCGGATACAACGGAGTTAAAAGCACAAAGCACGGAAGAACAAATAGCCTTAGCGTTACAAGAATTCGGCGAACAACCTAAAGCGGATTGGCTATTAATAGACGAAGCACCCGTAGATTACGACACGGACGAAGAAGAAAACAACGCGCTTAAAGGCGAAAAAAGTTTATTCTCACGTTTAGTTGAATTGGTAAATACAGGAATCGCATTCCCTAACGCTAAGTCCGAACAAGACGAAGTTATCGAAGGAGTTAAATTTATTACTAGATATGTTTACGAAGGCGAAGACGGCGGGAAAAGTGGTAAGACACGTCCGTTTTGTAAACTAATGAAAAGCGCTAAAAAGATTTACCGAAAAGAAGACATTTTACGAATGAGTAAAAGTATAGTAAATGGATTCTACGTTAATGCTGAAGGCGAACAAATAGGTTTTGGACCAAAAGGAAATTTAACGTACGATATTTGGTTATACAAAGGCGGCCCAAATTGCCATCATAGATGGAATAAGCAAGTTTACGCGCAGTTCGATAGTCGTTTTGGAATAGACGTAAATAGTCCAAAGGCTAAACAAATTGCCGTACGTAAAGCGGAAAAATTTGGATATAAAATTAAAAACAATGCATTGGTTTCGACACGTCCAATAGATATGCCGAACCGAGGATTTTTACCTAAATAAAATGGCAGAAGCATTACTAATAACACGGGACGATTTAGTACGTTTTACCGCACTAAACGGGAATATAGACACCGATACGTTCATACAATGGATTAAAGTTGCTCAGGATATCCATATACAGCAATACACGGGAACGCAACTACTAGATAAAATAAAAGCGGATATAATCGCAAATACCTTAGCTAACCCGTATTTAGATTTAGTTGAAACGTACTTAAAGCCGATGTTGATACATTGGGCAATGGTTGAATACCTTCCGTTTATGGCCTATACAATGGCGAATAAAGGTATATTCAAACATAGTTCGGAAAACGCTACTAACGTGGATAAAAACGAAGTGGACTTTTTAATAGACAAACAAAAGTATTTAGCTCAAAACTACACCGAGCGTTTTGTTCAATATATGATTTTTTCGGGTAATACGTTTCCTGAATACTATACAAACACGAACTCGGATATATACCCGAACACGGATTCAAACTATACAGGATGGGTAATATAAAGAAGGAATACACACCAAAGAAAAGCAACGTTATTAAGTTGCAGAAATTAATTAAAAAGCTAAACAATGGCAATCAAAATAAGTGAATTAACACCAAAGGGCGCGAACCTAGAAGCAATGGACTTACTCGAAATTTCGG